CATGTCGACATCATCACCACTGCGAAGCTCAAACGAAACTTTTGGTTCGTTGACACGATATGCAGGCGCATTATTGATGTACACTTGATACTCAGTAACCGTCACCGGTTGATCAAAAATATCTTGTGTGGGCGCCAACCAACCAATAGTGATCTTTGTCATTGGGCCAGATGATGAATAAAAACCTTCATTTTGAAGTTCAGTAAGCATCGTCGGAGATTTTGGAACTTGAGTCTTTTTGTGCTCTTCAGAGTTCAAGTAATCATCAATGTCTTGCAGTCGATCAGGAAGATCGCCCTGTACATTCCCAGCATCAATCTCTTCACCAAGACCATTGATCAGTTTCAGATTGCCATTACTGGAAACTTGCCCACCAACGATCACGCGACGCTCAAGTGCGTCAATGTACGGCTTCGTGTAGCTGGTAATTTTCGACATGATGATCCTTTCTATGCGGAATACGCGGTGTAAATTGGATCGTTTGAGTTTTCGACACTCATCCAATCAATAGTAAAACCGCCGTATTCATCTGGAAATACGACGTTATCAGGACCTTCAGCGGTGAATCGACCATCACCAAGATCAGTAATTTTTAAGATTGAGTAGTGCTCAAACAGTTCAACCAACTCATCAATTGGCGGAAGTCGTGCATCGGTATCGTCAGTTCCATACAATACTTTCTCAAGTTCAGCAATCATCCATGAATGTGCTTGTGAGGTATCGAAGACAAAGTGAGCTGTAGGGAAGTAACCGGTAAGATTCGCAGGTTGCGTATCAATTTTCCAATCAAAAGTTGGAATCTCAATCGAACTCTCCTGTGTTGCATACGATTTATCTGATGGTGTAAACGTCACGTTATAAATGAGGTGGATTGAATAGGAAGTATGTTCAACATCATTCCACGTACGATAACACACGCCATACGTCTCTCGTTCCAGATCATCGAGTACATCAGGATACGTAAAGGCCGTGATTCCACCACGAAAAATCCCAGTAGGATTCGATCGGTTATATGCAATACCTTCTAAAAAATAAGACGAGATTTCTACACGACTGGCGGCCTCAATAACTGAAACCAAACCAGTCCATGTATGTCCGCGGCCATCAGAAGAATATAGCACCCCACGATCCAGACCCGTGGGAATACGAGAATCTGGTATCCACACGAGTCTGGTCATGAGTAGCTCCTAAGAAAATAACGCAAGAACATCTTCCATATCTGGCATCATCGGTTCATTTACCGGGCTGCCATACAAAATATCCTCGAGAGTTTTCAATAAATATGTTGGTGTGTAACGAGAATCAACTACGATATGTGCAGTAGCTCGTTTTCCAAATATAGCAACAGGAACTGTATGAAGTTTCCACCCATGCACAATCGGTTCTGGAGTTTCAGAGACCGTGTTGTATGTAATATCATCTTTCACTGCTAAACAGTTGTATACAAGATGAATCTTATAATGGTCTTCATTTGAGTTTGCTGCACTGCCAACTTTTGTTCGATACGAAATATCAAATGGTACTCGACGTTGTTCCGTTACAAAAAGACCGTTTGAAATTGAATCCACACCTTCGCATTTCTTAAAAATATCAGGTGCACCGTACGCAGTAATACTTGCTGAGAAGTTACTGTTCTGCTGTACTTGGTTGAATTTTGTACCGTCTAAAAATAGTGCTTTCGGATCAGACATGTTTGACTGCTCAACCACAGAAGTTAAGCCATGCCATGCGACACCATACTCATTCTTCACATAGAGTACGCCACGATCCACACCATTCTCATAGTAATGAGTATTGAGATTACCCCAATTGAGTAATGGGCGACTGGTCGAGAAGTCATAAAAATTAAACGAAGACGTTGACTCACCAGGGATACCATCCCACTTTGGATATACGACTTGGTCACGATAGAAAAATGGTTCCGTATCGCCATCAAATACCGGACCATCATACGCGTCAGTGAAGATACCGATGTTTGCAAATGTCACATCACCTGCACCCTGAAGTCCTCCGTGAAATACACGAGCTTCGCGTGGAGCAGTAGTCGTTGGTCCATACGTGAATGAAAGTTCATATACTCCAGGAGTGTTTGGAGCAGCACTTGAGTATTGTGCTGGAGTCACTACACCAATCATACCTTGATGCGGACCAAGACTCCCAGTCAGAGCGGTTTCAGTAATCAGCGTTGCTCGAAAATACCCAGCGCCTTGAATGGCCGCGGGAAGATCGAACTTCGCATAACTTTCATTATTGGTGGTGCTGTTTGGAATGAGACGCATTGCTGGAGCACCTTGATAGGAACTTACAGCCGCAATAACTCGAGCACCGAGCCAATTCTTTACCGTTTCGACCGTTTCAGTCCCTACAGCAACTTGATTCCCGCTTCCTCGAATGGCGGGAGCATAATTCGTAATGGTCTGATACTGCAATGGAGGAAGCGCCATCACGAACTCACTTTCTTAATTGTGTCCTGCAGCGGCACGTCGAGCAGAGTTCGCACTTCGATGTTTGTTCATCATCGTTCTACGATCCATCTTCTTTGCCGGTTTGTTTTTCTCATTGCACACTTGAATCAGTGTCAATAAACGTTTTAGATTCCAATGTTCGCATTCGAAAGGGATCTGACATGCAGTCATCCAAAAATAGATGAGTTCTGCAGTCACAATCTCATTGGAAACTCTTCGCCCTGGACCTTTCGCTTGATTGGAAAACCAGGTGGCGGTATGCTTTTTCTCCAAATACTCATTCACTTCTCGAACATTCTCGGCGGAAAGAGTCAGATAGAGTTCTGGGTTAACATTTGGAGTGAGTGTCATACACTCAATGTAATATAACATTTGCTCACTGGTGAGCTTATCGTTATTGAGAAATGGAACTTCAAATTTTTGTTCCCATTTTGATAGAGCGAAAAGGGAATGCTCAAGCTCGATCGTAGTACCTCCACGAAATTCGAAGGTTTGAGTTTCATTATTGAAGTACTCTTTACTTCCGATTGTCAGCTTGAACATTCCCTTTTCCTATCTATTTACGCCCGACGGAACTCCCAGTCGTCATCGGTATCAGCCGGGAATCGGTAACCAGTCTTGGGGACTGCCTTCACGATTCGCTTCTGACCTGTGGGGACGGTGTACGTTCCAGTGACCGGCTCACCGCCGATACGGTACTCCACACCAACAACCGTTGGGATGGTGATGACGCCAGTTACGTTATTGAATGTCGGAGCGGTCGGCTCAACCTCCGACGAAGCGCCAGCATTGAAGAACTCGATAACCTCCGACGGTGAAGGAAGGCGCGGGTTCTGCGCTGCAGTACCGTACAGAATGTCCTCGAACTCAGCGAGCTTCGTAGAGTTAACTAGCGTCGAGTCAATCGTGATCGAAGCGATCGGACGATACGCTACACCATTGATCGTACCAACCTCGACCGGAGTCGTGGTGGCTTCCCAGCTCAACGTAATCGGCTCAGGCGAGTCGTTTACGGTTGCGTACGAACGCTCCGACGGAGCGGCAAGTGCGTTCCACACCAGGTGCAGCTTGTAACCGAAGTCGTTGCCGTCAACGTCGTTGCCGATCTGCGAACGGAACGAGAAACCGAACGACTCACGACGCTGCTGACCGACCGAGACGCCAACCTGCGGCGACAGCGAACCATCGCAGCGATCGAACTCCTTCGGTGAGTAGTAAGCCTCAATAGTGAAGCCATACTCCTCAGGCGACATGATGTTCAGGTACTTAATGTTGTCCGCGTAGAAGGGGTTAGCTTCTGCGCCACTGGGGGCTTCGGTAACTGCGGTTAGACCGTTCCAAGGGACACCACTATCGTAGTCTCCGCTCGGACCACGGTTGTAAAGTACGCCGTGATCAGTACCAGTTTCATAGAAACGCTCGCCGGACTTATCCCAAGCAAGTTTCGTCATGTGATTTCTCCTTAGAAATACAGTACATATATTGTATGATTTAGGTCGTTCTGCTTGAACGCTCTCACAAATGAAGTTTGAGGTAGCTTGGCGACTTTTCTTGGAATGATACTATCAGGATCAGCGTCAAGGACCGAAATTTGATATCGATCAGTGAGTATGTACGGATTGTTCCCAGCGTGTTCAGCCGCTTGGTCATCCAATCCGTC